TTAAATTTATCTACAAAGAAACCAGACTTAAATCTGTTCAGACCATTTGAATCTGTGATCTGAAGGTTTGCGGTGTCGGTCTCAAGAAGTGAGAGTCTTGTGTAATATTCTACACTTTCGAGTCTCTTTTCCAAGCGACCGATATCGGCCATTGTGAATCTCTTGTGTTTCGTTCTCTTGATACTTACGTCTCTCATGGAGTAGACATATGCATCAAGTTCAATCTTGGCAATTTCAAGAGACTCGCCAAGAGCTGGTGGTTCAACTGGGTTGTCAGCAGGAACACCAGTCAGATATGTAAACTGACCATCTTTGTCAAGATAAAGTCTGTCTTTTCTTGGCAGATAATAGTTATAATTTACGATTAAAGCTTCATCAGGGACGAAGGGATCGGGAATACTATTTCCTTGACCAGAGAATACTCTAGATCTAAAATCAAATGGTGATGTTGTAGATGAGGTGTTGTATGCACTTACTCTTGGTCTAATATCTACAAGATCACTGGTAAGAATATTATAGTCTTCATTGAAATTGATCAGATTCTTAGTATCTGATGGGTAACTAGAGGCAGTGAACATGTCTCCAGTATCATCGGAAGTGACAAAGAAGTTCTTAAATACAACTTTCAGTCTATTTGTTGGTTCTCCAAAACTCTTCTTTCTCTCAATGAATGAAAAGTCGTAGAAGTTGGATTGATCATTGATATTCAGAGTGAACTGATTGGAGACATTCTTATCACCTATAGTTGTTGCAGCAAGAATCGCAGTCACTCCAGACTTGGAGGCTCTTACAGTTTCTCCAAGAACAAACTGATTTTGATTCAGTCTTACAACACCAACTGCAGTAACATTTGGTTTCTCAACAACAACAGCGACTGCGTTACTTTCAAGACCAATGAGTTGTTCCCCAACAATTAAATCTGTGTTGTTTCCACTAGGTCCAGAATAACTACCCAGAGTAAGTGATGGGAGATCTGGATCTGTTGCATCTTTAGATTCAAATATGCCCAGAACTCTTACAACCTCTGGAACGTTCAGAGAGATTTTTCTGTCTTGGACTCTAGTTCCATAAACTCTACTGTATGTAAGACCATCATTGAGTGTGTTGGTTCCGATACCAGAAGAAGTAAGTTTAGATCTACCAATAACGATAACATTTGCTTCATTGATCTTCTTCTGTTTATTGGTCACCTTAGCCTTCTGAACAGTGGCAAACAAGTTTGCTTTTCCTGAGGCTTTAGAGAGACCAACAAAAGTGACAGTCTTGCTGTCTGCAGCAAGAATCATCTGACTGGATTTCAGTGGTTCAATAGATCCATCATCATAAGAGATAAAGTACCTTTCTTCATCAAATGGTTGGAAGAAGAGATTTGCACCAGCATTTGGTGAAGTGAAAGATCCTCCAGAAACAGTCAGGTCTGAATACTGTTTTCTGAGTTGAATGGTAGTATCAGTTACATCAAAACTCTCAATGTTCAGTCTGTTGAGAGGAGTTACAAGACTATTTTGTCCGACTTCGAAACTGGTATTACGAATTACAAGGTCTGTAAGATTAGTGGTTCCTGCAGGAACTCCGCCTTGACAGACATTTGGTACAGTTGTAATTCCTTGAACATCAATTGATGTGCCATTAGTTGCAACACCAACAACTCTATTGAATGTGGGAGTCGTATTTCCTGGAACTGTATAACTAATGATATTACCAGTGGTTACAATACCTGCAAAGTTGGAACCAGCTGCGGTAATGATACCAGTGTTTCCTGCAGTATTTGAAAGTTGGAAATTATTTGATATTGAATTATTAACTCGGGAAACACGGTTCAGAACCATGTCAGCTTCGAAAGTTGATACACCAACCGCACTACGAAGAGACTTAACATCATTAATGTTAAAGTCAGTTACCTTGGTAATAACTCTACCGTTGGAAACACCATTGATAAGAATGGCTTCATCTTTCAGGAATGTACCTATGGAATCAATCAGAGTGAGATCTGTAAGATCTGATCCACCAGTCACAACAAAACCTGTTGCGCCACTTCTTGCACCTTCAATTGTGTCTGATGCAGTGACTGATGTAATCGCTGTACCTACAGTAAGTTTAGTAAAAGTCTTAACATCAAAGATTCTTAACTCATACTCAGAACCTTCGTTGAGATAACTTGAAGATTGTGCTTTGAAATCATAAAGTCTGGCGAGACCAATTTCTTCTCCACCAGGAGCTAAACCAACCGTAGTCAAACCAGCTCTTCTAGTGCTCAACAGAGAAACTGTTGATGTTGTTCCAATACCAAGACTTGGTGAACCAAAGACGTTGTTAACGAACAGTGGGGAACCAGTGGAGTAACTTACAGACTCTTCCTCTACCTCCGCAGTTGTTCTTGGTTTAGGAACATCAATGAAATTTGAAGAGATTTTTTCTACATCATATCCCTTGACATATGCCTTACCGGGGGAGACCTGAATCAACATCAGATCATCCGATGGTGTACCACCTTGTTGTGTTTTTTGAGCTGCGGTGTATACACCTTTGTTGCCAATCTGATTATTCAGAGACTCTTTGGCAAACAGTTCAAATGGTTTTACATAGTAGTCACCAGACTCATCGTATGTTCTTTGTGCAAGACTATCTCTGATGAGATTATACTGAGTGTCTTTTACAAAAGTTCTAAGAATACCACCTTCAACACGAGCGATCTCTACAAAGTTTTGATCGTTGGTATCATCTAAAGCTTTCTTAGATAGATTTACGGAAATTTTAAGTCTATCTGCACCAGGAGCTGCAAAGTTGGTGAACCCAGAAGCATTATCATTCAAAGTGCCATCTTCATCTGCGGTGATCAACTCTTCCGAAACGTTAAATCCAATTCGGAAAGAGGGATCGGTTCTGTACTGTTCCAGAATGAGAGTTTCACTCAGAACCTGTACAAAAGTTCCTCTCAGAAAATATACACCTTCACCAACAGACATTGCGGATCCAGTTGATGCTGCACCAAAAGCAATGGTGGAAGCAATTGGTTCGTTAGCTGAAATAACACTTAGTCCATACGCAATATCTCTGTCGGTTAAAAGATTTTCGCCATCAAGAAACTTTTGAGTAGAAAAGTCATCCGCACTAGACTTTTCATAGTTAATATAAAGTGTAATATTTCCTCTGTCCGACTGATCAGCAGTCAGAATTTTTTTGATTGTTGCAGTAACACCCGATCTTGCACCAGTAAGTCTGATACCAACCAGTTTATCAAGATACAGAGAAACTGGAACTCCAAGGAAAGTAGGTTCTAGTTCTACACATTGGAAGTTATTGTCGTATGTCAGGTTACCAGGAATAACCTTTGATCCCTCTTTGAAAAAATGAGTACCAAACTGTTCAATCTGATTCTGTAGAATCGACTGAAGAGTACTCAGTTCTCTGGCTTGTACAGGGATGCCAGGTTTGAACAGAACACGATAATAGTTCTTATCCTTATCAAAATCGTCAAAGTAAGGATTGACGTTGAGGTTAATTTCCTGTGGCATAGTTTTTTAGAATTCCAATACGATTTTGATGTCTTCCTTTTGTTGTGAACTACGTGTGACAGATGCCCTATTGTCTACGTAGATGATGTCACCACTATATTTTTCAACCTCGGGATTCGCAACACCTTTAACAAAACTCATTCCGAGATTATATGTCCTATTATTTATTGAGGTCGATACACCTGGAACTGCTGATGTTCCAAAGTTTGTATCAATGTTCAGATTAGTTGAACCACCAAAGACGGTTGTTCCAGCACCACTGGTTGGGTCTGCAGTAAATCTGAAGAGTTTATAACCATAGGTTGGGGAAGTGTTTGCTGTTCCATCCGTATTGAAACCAGCAAGAGTCTTATCTTGCCAATATTTCAGAACTCCAGTATTAGAGTCCCAACTAATAACTCTACCAACAGCAGTAGATCCAACACCAATTGTTTGAGTGATGGTTGCATCAGCTGCAAACGTTGTAGTGGTTGAACCAGCACCAGTCAACTTCAGTGCATAAGTTGCACTGGCTTTAGACAGAGTGAGTTTATTGGTAGAACCGAAGGAATATGGATCTCTTACAAGACCAACTCTTGCAAACTGGTTACCAGTGATAAAGTCTGGGTTTGTTGCATCATTCTCAAGTCTGGAATAAATCAGAACTCTATATGAACCAAGTTCTCTGTAAATATCAGCACCGTGACCATCTTGTGGTGGAATAATTACGTTGAAAGCTGCATCAGTTGAACCACTTGGGTTTGTCAGTCCAACTGCACTCAGATCAACAGTACCGAAGGTATATTCGGAACCACCATTAGTAACTTCTACTGAGTCAATTTTACCAGCAGCGTTGACAACTACGGAACATCTTGCACCCTCACCATCTCCCTTAATAGGAACATTGTTGTAAGTGGTAGCAGTACCATAACCAACACCTCTATTGGTGATGGTTACAATCTTCAGTTGTCCACTTGTCGATGCGTTATTTCTTACAGCGGCTACATCACTATTGGTTGACCAATTTTGAGGAAGAGGAATGAAACTGGTGGAATCAAACTTAATCAGGTCACTTGGTTTAATAGTGAACAGATATTTCCAAACGTATCCATCACCAGAACTACCAGCAGACCTTGGTTCCAAGTCTGTGAAGAATGGTTCATCAAGAGATGGTCTTCCGTCAGGGTTCTCTGGATCGGTTCCATTCTGCAGACAAACATAAACTCTGTAATCAGAGTTCATTACATAATAATTGGTATCATACAGATTGGTAGAACTTGTCTGGGGTGACAAGTTTGATCTAGAATAATCGTGACGGTACATCTCATAGGTTGTACCAGATGTCCAGGTGATTTTTCTAACAACCCGAACGATATCAGCTGCGTTGATCTTCTTC